TGATTTTGATGCGTACTGTCTTGAACACACCAAGCCTAAGACCGTTGAAAGACTCTGTACCTTCCTGGGGATAGACAGGGCTACGCTCATAAAGTATGAAAACTATCATGCTGACCAGATTGCCAAAGGTGGAGAGTATGGGAATAAGGACAGTGATTCAGCCCTAATGCTCAACTTAATAAAACAGGTTCGCGCTGAAATATTAGCGGACCGTGTTGATTCTCTTGTTGACATGACGAATCGAAACGCAGCAGGCTCAATCTTCCTTTTAAAGAACTCTCATGGCTTCAAAGACCGCATTGATCACGTTGTAGAGAAGAATACACACCTACATATTCACATATCAGACGACGAGCAGAAGCGATTACAGGGCGGGACCATAGAGAGTATGGCTGGTGAGGCGCTAGACGCCGAGTTTAGTGTAAGCGAAGTTGACGTTGTTGATAAGTAGTGTAAAGTAAACCTGTAAAGTCCGCATGTTGATAACTCCACCCCTATTTTAACTAATCAATTCAATTAGTTACAGCTTATGACCGATAATAGGTATTATGTTAAGTTAGAGTATTATCCCTTATTAATCAATAGCTTGCCTTGATTACTCACTCTCTGTTGCCTCATTGTTGTGCATTACATCTCCCGCGTTCTGATCACGTGCTGGCGTGCTCATCTTGCCCGGGCCTCCGCCGGCCGGCCGCGGCAGCTCCGCCTACCCTCGGTACTTATTTGAAAACCTCAGGAAAAAAGAATTCTTTTCTATGCGAGAAGGCGACCCCGGATTTTCGGGGGTGGGTCGATTCATATACTATGTGTGCAGGTAGTCATGACTGTGTAATTTTAATTATATTTTTTTGTTATATTTTTTAAGTATGTTTTTTCTTGACATCGATTCTGTTATTTGATATTCTTTTGCATGGCCGATAAGAACCCGAACACTCATACCGAGAAAACAGCAAGGACAAAAGAGTGTAAGATCATGGGTCCCGCCCCGGTCTTGGCAATGTTATCTGCCGAACAAATATCAAAAGTTAGAACCTTATTACTTTGCACTGCTTCTAATTGTTTTCATTGGAAGTGGGCTCCAGGACAAGATCCTGTCAAGTCCAAGGAGTTTATTCAGTCTGAGAGTAAGCGGACCGATCAGAACGTTAAGAATACCGAAGCCTTAAAGGAATCGGACGTTGTTAAGTCCGCCGCTATTGATAAGATCAAAGAGGACTTTTTAAAGTTCAAAGAGAATAACCAGCCTGAAGGATATTGCGGGCTGACAAAATAAGCTGACCGAGAAACGGAGGCCGTATGAAAATTAAAAGTTCAGTAATCATCGTTGTAATTATTTCTTTCCTTGTTTTAATTCCAAGCGTACAGGCTCACAATTCAATAGACGAGAAATGCATTCCAAGCGAGACGCACGACTGCACACATGATTTTTTATATTGGACTGTTCCGCTGGAAGAATTTGAATTACCAATCTCTACCAAGTTTACTTTTATTGGTGAGAATGGCAAAAAAGCCATCATTGATTTTGGCGGTGAGTCTATAAAGTATTCAGGAGAGTTAACAGTAGAGGAAAGCGCGAAACTGTTTTTTGAGGCTTATGGTAATTTATGCAAGTAATGCCAGTGATAGACAGGAGGAAGGGATGAAAGAATGAGATATAAATGAAATATTTAATCATCGTAGTTTTACTCACCGCAGTTTTTTACTTCTCTAATGGAAATGTAAATGTGTGGGATGAAGATATCATGACCGCACCTCCGACAAATGGAGTCCCGATATGGATGCAGAATTCGGCTTTGGGGTGATGTTTGTTTTAACGGAAGGTGGTTCAGGAGACGTAGACTTTGTTTTTGTTGATAACGAGGCATCGGGGGATTAATATGAACTGCATTAAAGCAACATTACCTCAAGACGTTTGGGACAAAATACCGGTAGCTGAAAGGTCCAAGGTTCAAGATTGGTTGCGTGAGGTAGAGGAAAAATTATATGAAGAATACATCAGGCAAACGAGAAACCTGTTACTTTACGGTTGTAGCGAATTGCCGTCAGATGTTCCCGAGAGGTTGAAATGAAAGATATAATCGACAAGGCGATGGAGAGGGGATTTTGTGAACAAGTGGGTCAGTATCATGTTGACATTTTGCCTATGCGAGGACCTACGGTAAGAGTCGCAATGTTTACCGCTCTCATCTTCTCCCACTCGTTCCTGAAAGCGTTTTTCGGGGAGGAAAGAATATACCAAGGCGATTCGGATTACGTTCAGTATAATTACAGGTCTGATAATTCAGGGGTTGTCAGGTGGCAATACCATGCAAGGGAACTCGTCCTCGCTGAAGACAGGATCGAATATCTGGAGAAATTTATTTGAGTAAAAAACCATCAGCCTTACAGGAGCAGGCATATAAAGAACGTAAGGCGAGTTGCCTTTACTGGATTATCAATGACAAAATAAAATTCCCGCCGAACCTTGATTTCGATCCTGCGAATTTCATGTTCCAGTTTTACCTATTTGGAATGTTCCCCTTACCGATGAAAGCCGAGAACATGTCTGGTATTCAATCGAGGATTATGGGCGGCAAGAAAGCTGCTCAGATCGGCATTACTGTATGGGCAATTATCACTTCTATTCATGGTCTGAAATATGGCCTCTATCCGAATGGGGTAATTCACCTTTTCCCGACTGACTCGGATTCTCAGTATATCTCCAAAACCAAGGTCGGCCCGATGATCGATATTAATCCGGATACTATTAAACCATTTATCGGAAAGGTCGATGAGGTCGGGGCCCGGCAGATCGGTGACGGATTTTACTACATGAGGGGAGCGAGTCAGACGCGGCAGATTGACGGACAGGCAGGATCGTCCTCTAAGGCAAAGTCTATTACTGGGGACCGGCTCATATATGACGAATACGACGAAATGGATATGGATATGGTCGAGCTCTTTAAAAAGCGTGTATATGCTTCGAAGCGTAAAGAGGAGGTGTATATCTCGACTCCTACCCTGCCGGACTACGGGATAGACAAGAAGTACAATGAATCGAATCAGTGTATGTGGGCCATTAAGTGCTCACGCTGCAGCAAGGAAACAATACTCGAAATGGAGTTCCCCGAGATACTCGTTGAAAGCCATGGCGAGGTATATCGAGTCTGTAAACATTGTCGTAAGCCTTTATCTGATAGAGACATTGCTTCCGGTCAGTGGGTGGCACAGTATCCGAGCAGGACCAGGGACTCAAGTATGGTATGGATCTCAAGCCTGGCTGTACCGAACAGGGACCCGCGCGATATTTACCGGATGATGCAGAGTACCGATCCGGTCGTGCTGAAGAATCTTTACAATTCAGACCTTGCCATGCCTTATTTGCAGAGTGACGATGCACTTACTAAACAGGATATTTATGCTTGTTGCGGGTCGGATGCTTTGACGATAAGATCGAGCAATATTAACGCCGCGGGCGTGGATGTTAAATCGCGTCATCTACACGTTGTAATCGGTTATCCGAAAAGTGAGAATAATTTTAAAGTCATTTGGGTTGGAAGGCTCGGAGGCTTTGAAGAATTACATGATATATTTGCTCGTTTGAATGTCAGGTGTGCGATTATTGACTATGAACCGGAAACAAGAAAAGTGCGTGAATTTAGAAAAAAAGAGACGAAGATTAAAATTCACATGATAGATTATCAGGAGAGACTTAAAGCCGAGAAGAAGATAGACGACATAACAGGGATATTGACTGTAAGGCGAACCGAAACAATGGATCAATGTGCCGAAACATATAGACAGCGCCGCATAGAATTGCCAAGAAGAAACTCGGAAATCGATGAAGTAGCACGAGAAATGGTTAAAACAGTGAAAGTTCTCGAAGAAGATAAGAAAACAGGGAGCCGAAGATATACCTGGAAGAAGATAGGTCCTGAACATTATTTTCATGCCTCAAGTTACTTCATAATGGCTTGTGGAGATTATAAAATATTAGCTGACAATAAAAGGCGAAGCACCATGCCTAAAAAGAAAAAGAAACCTTATGATCCTTTTGATGCAGTACGGGGAACACGATAATGCAAAACTTAAAATTAACAGGAATCCACAAAGTAGCTCACGGAACCGGCCAGTATCTCGGGGAGGTTACGATTGACCAATACGGTCATATTATTATGACGGAGGTTTGCCTGATGTCTTTAAGGGAATCTGAACTGAACCCTGGTAAACCAGTGAGTAGGATAGAAGCATTTACCGATAATCGCATACGGTTAGTAGGGAACATGATGATAGTGTCGATGTCAAAAGAGAACCTTGCCGACTACGAAAGGGCGAGGGCTCTTGTTAATTTGCCGAAAGGGTAAAATGATAGAGTATGTTTCGAGAGAAATACCGGGGAAGGACCTTAAGCTCGGTTTCCGTGGTGAGTTCGTGTATTTCCGGCATCGCAAGTTCGAGGACCGGCCGACTGATCATCAAGAAGACTACTTTAACTTGAATTTGTCCATTTCAGCTGTAGGCATAAAAAAACCTCTTATAGTTTTTGATAATCATGTGCTTATCGGGATGAGGCGGTATGAGATAGCGATGGACTTGAATCCTGATTGTATTTTCGATTGCGTGGTGATTCTGGAGAATGTGAAAAGTGAGTGGACTCGATTTGATATACCGCGGCTTGATGAACTCAAGGAACATATAGGGGAGATTGAATACTGATGTCTGACTTTTGGGCTTGCGATATACATGAGAGATATGGCGAAGGTGATTTTAATTGCTATCTATGTGGGTTGGATGCGATGTTTGCATGGTCCCGTCTTTATGAAAATATTATCACCGCAAATCTCGTTGTGAATAAACCTATGATCTATGGGAGGCTGAACACTCAAGTATGAAAACCGCAATGTTGATTCTATCGATTTTATTTATTGGCTGTGACAATTCACCCGAACCGTGGGGAGAGGGTTTACCTCTCAACGAAGTATGGATATTAGAAGAAGGAGAAACAGAAATGATAGGCGGCACCATTTTTGGTAATTGTTGGTATTTCGTATCTGTTCAAAGCAATATACGATATAGAGGTTGCATGAACAAGAGAGTAGTGGACATAGAAAACTTTGATTTTGCGGCGAGTAGGGATAAACGATGAAAACCGTAACAGTCAACGATACATCAGATGTGCATTTCGGCTGCAAGCTGACAATGGAAGTGTACCGCGAACAACTGGAAAGGGTGGGTATTGAGCTCATCGGAACGGTCAAGATGCAGGACAAGTGGAACAGACATAGACCCTTGCTCGATAAGGCTGACCTCGTAATAGTCAACGGTGAAGGTTCTATTCATCACGGCCGGAGGCAGGATCTCGTTGATATAGCCTTTGAATATCCCTGTGTGCTCTTAAATGCTGTATATGAGGACAATCCCCCAAACGACAATATCTTTAAATTCAAACTCATTACTGCCCGGGAATCAGAGAGCCAAGCGGAGCTGCCATATGACGTTAAGATCGTACCGGATATGGTTTTTGCGTCGAGTACTTTAAGGAATTATCGGAAGTGGACAAAGGGAACACGTGTTGTCGGGGTAACTGATAGCGCTAATGGGACCCCAGGATTTTCATTGTCAAGAAGTCCTGAGAAGTACCTTGAGACACTCTTGCGATGTGGCAGGGTGTGTGCAGGGCGTTTTCATGCCATTGTCAGTTGCGCTGTCCTCGGTATTCCCTTTTCAGCTTACGATTCGAACACTCATAAAAATCAAGGGCTGATGTATGACATGGCCGCTGAACACCTGTATAGTGAGAAGATTGGGGATGCTATGCAATTAATACCCGGAGAATTTCCTGCTTCAGTTGGATTTTATGCAACCACCGCAGTTGAAAGAATCGAAAACCTCTTTGACAGTTTGGAGAAATATGTATGAAAAAAGACACAAGATTTATTCCCGGAACGTTTAGCGGTCTTGCAATAAAAACAGGCAGAGAAGCGAAGGAAGTGCATGAGTCATTTACCTACGCGGAGTATGCTATTGAGAAGTTCTTTGCTGGAGAACCAAACTGGGTAACCCATATTGATTATGGCTTAGAGTCAAGCAGTAACAAATATATAAGTGAGTTTTTATTTCACAGAATTAACGGTAAGATGCGGACAGTAGTTGACAGGGATGTTGTCGATAATGCGATAACTTCGCTTTCGGGTGGTGGTGGGCCTACTGGCATGAGATTTGAAATTGAAATGCGACAGTTGGGTTGTAAATGAAAAAAGAATTCTTGACAAAAACACACGATTCTGATAATGATAAGGTACTAAAGAAAGTAGTTGAGTTTTTGGAAAATGATGAATATCGTTTTGGAACATTAATTATTAAAAGACAAGATGGAAAGCCGGTATTGATGGACGAGCAAAAGAAGACTTTTTTATAAAACCTAACCGGTGACTGAAAAACAGAGCCGACGGTGATAGCCCAAAAGGGTTGTCCCGTCGGCTTTTTTTGTTTTAAGAGGATTGACTATGCCAAAGAAAAAGACAAAAAAGAAACCTAAATATTAGAGTCTATATGAATATCGGAAATATACATTTAACACCGACAAAAGAGGGTGATGTTCATCGCTTTTATGAAATGCTCCAAGACTATCCTGATTTCTACGATGATAGTATCCAGCTCAATAGCCTCTATGAATTCTGTAAATTATTCGATGATATTGTAAAAGACAGTCTGACTCTTAAGAAGGGTGACGAAGTAGTTGGCTGGATTTATCTGGATACACTCGACGAGAAATTCGCAACATATAATATTTTATTCAAAAGAAGGTCGGTGGATCCCTCGTATACTCCCTCGGTAGCGACCGAAGCTCTCCGATATTTTTTCAATAAACACGATGTTAAGATGATAGGCGGAATTGTAAGAGTCAATAATTTTGCGGCGCTAAGGGGACTTAAGCAGGTCGGGGCGGTGATAACTGGATATATGCCTAAGCATGAGAATATCAACGGTGAACCCATTGATTGCGTATATGCCGGAATCTTAAGAGAGGTTTTAGTATGAAGATATACACAAAAATCGTCCTTGATCCAGACGGTAAAATAGTCGAGGAACGTTCATTCGAGTATAAAGGCCCGGTCGCTCAATGCAAAGGTGGCGGCGGTCAAAAGCAGGCCGCAGAACAGGCTGAAAAATCCTTCCAGTTGCAAAAAGAAATGTTTGAACATCAAAAGCAGGAAGCATTGAAACTTGAGCAAGGCAAGGAGTCAGAAGAAGCAAAGGCGGCCGCAATAAAACAAAGAGGGATAGATATCAAGCGTCAAGGGCGCAGTTCGACAATTCTGACACAACAAGCAAAACCGGGTTTTTCTGCTTTTCAGGCAAAAGACCCATTTGCTGCTCCAAAAGAACTTCGTGATCCAACTAAAATTCCGAGCGAAAAAAGAGGAGTTTTAATTCGTAGAGACGTAAAGGGCCGAGTAATAAGCGAGGAAAAAGATGCGTTGCTTAATAAAGCTGAAATTGATGCAGCAAATAAGGCAGAAAGTGAAAGGTTAGCAAAAGTCAAAGAGTTACAGTCTGCCCATAATATTAGACTCAGAACTGAATTTGATAAAATCTTACCCTTCAAGAGAAGGGCATTGGGAGCGCCACCAATAAAAAGGAGAAAGTTAAGTGCCGGAAACTCTTAGAGAACTGAAAAAATATTTCGGCTTTGTCGAAACTCATCGCAAGTTTTGGGATAATAATTCCTGGCTCGATATTGGCGACTTCCTTTCTCCGCAATATCAGGATTTTCAGAATTGGGATGCTCATAGGGGTCAACGCAAGGCAACAAAGATTTATGACAGTTCCCCGATAATCTATTTGGGAGTGTTTTCTGACGGCATACATGGCAACGTTATAAATCCTGCTATGACTTGGTGGATATTCCGTTTGCCAGCCCACTTGAGGTTTCTCGAAGAAGATCCCGAAGTGAAGCGGTGGATGCAGACTGTACAGGAGCTTATCTATGATTGGCTTGCGGAGAGTAATTTTTATACTTCCATGAGACAGTTTTTCAGATATGGAGGTTCATTCGGTACGGCCTACTTAACTCTTGAGATAAACCGCAAGAATAATAAATTCGTTTTTAATTGTTTGCATCCGCGAGAATGTTACATTGCGGAGAATCAATATGGTGAAGTCGATGTGATGTTCAGGCGCATTATGCTTTCAGCGCGGAAGATGAAACAGAAGTTCGGTGATGTGAGTAAGTTTTCGGCCCCTGTTAAGAGGTCATTGGAAACAAATCCCTTCACAGAGTATCCGGTAATTCATGCGGTTTACCCAAACGACGAATTCGACAGCACTAAATTAGGCCAACAGTTCAAATCTTTCAGTGGTAAATATTTTGAGTTAAACCGTAATTCTACTGAGTTTTTGGCAGAACAAGGGCACGATGAATTTCCTTTAAAGGTTTGGAGATATTACAAGGGAGAGCCCGGACCTTATGGTGACTCTCCGGGGACTTTTGCAATATCCGAGATCATGGGCCTTCAGTCAATGAGGAAAGGATTGCTTAGAGCCGGTGAAATGTCAGTTGACGGTGCATATAACATCCCTTCCGAAATGGAAGGCGAGGAAGATATCAATCCAAACGGTTTCAATTATTATGGTACGGACTTTAACAGAAGGATTTATCCATTAAACGACAATATCCGATATGCGATTGGACAGACAGCTGTAGATGATAGTCGGAATATTTTAAAACAGCACTTCCATGTTGACACATTTTTAACGATGGATGCTTCTAAAGACAAGGTTAAAACTGCTCAGGAAGTATTCGAAATGAAAAGCGAATCGTCCATGATTTTATCAGCAAGTATTGGCGATCTTACCGTCACGTTAGATGGGATCATAGACTACGCATATAATTTAAGAATGAAGGCCGGGCAACTTCCTCAAGTTCCGGAAGTATTGGCACAGCATCTTGGTAATAAAAGAATCCCGATCGAGTACATGGGTCCTCTTGCTCAGGCACAAAAGAGAATGTTTCAGACAAGCGGAATATTGGATTCGGTAGAGATCCTTGCTCCTTTCTTCGGTGAGTTCCCTGATATGAAGGATATATTCAACAGTGATCGGATAGCCCGTAAGATTGCCTTGGCCTATCAGTATCCCCAGGACAGCTTTAATTCTCAGGAAACAATAGATGCCATCAGGGAAGGCCGGTCGATACAGCTTCAGGAAGAAGCCAAGAAGTTAGATATGGATCGCATGGCCGAGTTTCTTAAGAAATTTTCGCAAGCAGATAAAAACGTAGATGGCAAGTTGTGGGGCGCTTTAAACGATGTTCTTGGAGACCAAGCAGCAGGACCTCAAGGTGTAGCAGTTGGAGCGATACAGTAATGGACGAACTTAAAAAGAAAAAAGCAGCCGACAAAAAGAAAGTATACGATGATGAATATGCTTTAAGAATTGCTTATAGAAATACATTTCTGAATCCTCAAAACAAAGAGGGTCAGAAGGTACTCAAGGACATATTCAAGAACGGCTATTTATTCAATGACGATTTACCGTTGGACAGGCCGGACTTAATAGGAAAGCGAAATGCAGCGGCTAAGATTTTAAATAAATTAGTTTGTTGGGATGAGCCGGACAAAACAATGGATGAAATTATCGTGGCACTTGGCAAGTGGCCCGTTTTAGTTAAATCAAATAAATAAGGAGAAAAATTATGCCAGATATGCCTACATTTACCGAGCAGCTTGGAGAAAGCCTTAAGGGTGACGAGAGATTAAGCCAGTGGTTATCGACCGCGAAGGAAGCTGGCAGGGACGGAAACCTGTCTGATTTCGTAACGGATCATTTTTCATTGGGGGACGCTCATACCAAACTTAAGGGAGATACTGAGGGAATGGTAAGGATCCCTGGCGAGGATTCGTCTGATGAGGACCGGACATCATTCAGGGGTAACGTAAACAAGTTCCTGGGTGTACCGGAAAACGTCGCAGGGTATGAGATCACGAAGCCGAACGACTTGCCAGAAGGAATGGAGTATGATGATACGTTATCGGACAAAATGCTCGAAACGCTACATAAACACAATGCTCCCAAAGAGCTTGTTCATGCTCTATTTGGAACCTTCAATGAGTATCATGCAGGGCTCCAGACTGAATTTAATACATTCAGAAAAGATGCCAGCGAGAAGGATCTGAATTCTTTGAAGGAATTGTGGGGAGACGGATTTGAGCAAAAGAACCGCGAAACCTTTGAAGTCCTGAGTCGGATGGCCGAAAAGATCAAAATACCTGACTCGATTGGTGGAATAGAAGGATTTAAGAGCGACTTGGAATCGTTGGCATTGACTAACAATCCCAGGTTTAACGTTCTTTTCAATTCACTTTTTGAAAAGCTTGGAGACCCTGAGCTCCTGTTCGGTAATCCCTCGAAAGAGGCATTAGACGAAGGGGATACATGGTACCCAAGTATGAAAAAAGCAAAATAATTAAAGAGAGGAGAACATTCGTATGGGTACATTAACAGCAGGACATACAATTATCGAGATGGCGAAGATGATCAGCCCGACCGGTAAGCAGATGAAGATAGCAGAAGTCCTTGCGAAGGAAATCTCCATGCTGTTTGACATCATATTTACGCCTTCAAATGATATATGGGGGCATAAATCGTTAGAGGAAGCATCTGAGGATACCGCTTCATGGAGAGCTCTGAATGAGCACGTTGCAAGTGGCGAAGAACTCACTAACGAGAACTATGATGTTATCGGCATTTTGGAGAGATTCGCAGAGTTCGATATAGAATGGGTGGACAACCAGCCTAATCCGCAGATGGCCAGAGTGATGAAATCTAAGAGCAAGCTCAAGGCGATGGCCCGGGCGCTTTGTTCAGCGTTTCTTTACTCGAATAACAAAGTTACACCGAAGCAGCCTCATGGTATGATGCCAAGACTTGCTTCAACCGGGAGATATGTTATATCTCACGGTGATTCATCGGCATTAACCTCGATCTTAGTGGTAACGCATGGCGAGGATGCCGTTCATGGTATTTATCCTATGAACAGCGAAGCACCTGACGAAGAATTCGTGATCCGTCACAAGGATCTCGGTGAGCAGTTGATCACAGATTCAAGTGGTAATCACCTGAGGAAGTATGTTGATAACTTTAAGTTTAAGGGTGGGCTCGTTGTTGAGGATTACAGGACTCTCGGAAGGGTAGCAAATATCGGTTCGGCAACTGCGCAGGTACAGGCATGGGAGAACGACTTGATAACGTTGACAGAACGCATGGAGATCACGGATAAAACCGTTATCTACATGAACGAAACAATGACATCCGCAGCCCGTATCCGTCAGAAGGATAAAGGCAACGTCCACTGGACACCGGGCAAGGGTGAAGGTCTTTTCGGCAAGCCGGTGTTGATGTTCGACGAAATACCGGTCAAAAAAATTGATTCTCGGATTCTCTTAAACTCTGAATCCCAGATCTCATAGAAAGGAGAACGATACAATGTTAGATGACAAATATGTATTTTCAGCGTTGCAGGTAATAACAGCAAATGCAACAACTGTAAATTCCACCAGTACAGTAGATCTTGGTGCTCTCATTGAGGAATTCTCCTTAGGTGCCGGAACGCCGGTAGCAAGGACAAAGATGGGGCCCAAGAGTGGCCGTATAAATCTTGTCATTCGCATGGCGGTTCTGCCAACCGCAGGGACAAGTATCGCTTTTGTTTTGCAGGATTCAGCAGATGATTCCACGTTTGCGGATACTGAAATTTCGGTTGCGACTATTGCAATCGCGGATTTGGTTCCGGGATATGAAGTATTGAATATTCCGTTGCCATTCGGTATAAATCGGTATCTGTTGATCGAGTACGAAACAACAGGGGACCATACTGGCAGTGTTGGTTCTATCAATGCACAGTTGGAATTCGGATCGCATATGCGGTAAAGGTGTGCGTAAATCTTGGGGGAGAGGGTTTCCTCTCCCCCCTTTTTTAAAGGAGAGTTGAAATGAAAAAGACGTTTTTCAATAAAATACCAGCATGGATAATTGTATTGCTGTTGACGGTATTTATATCTATCAGCTATGCGACTTTCAATGACGGTGAGCACAGTCAGAATGGCAGATTTACTATTAACGGTGTTATTCAGGAATTGGATAGCGCAACCGATGGAACTTCACTCTGTTTTGAGGGAACAACTGCAAATGCTTTTGAAACCTGTTTCCTATTCACTGATCCAACGGCTGACAATGTAGTGACATTCGGTGACAGTTCGTTTTCGGCCGGAGCTACTAATGCTCATTCAGCTATAACTTCAATCACAGTTACAGACACCACAACAAATGTAGTAAGCGACCTTCTGGTGATTGATCATTCAGGGGGAGACACTACTACTGGATTCGGAACTGGCATTTCATTCAAGCTCGAAGATGATACTGGTACAACTACTGAGGAACACGCTTCAATTGATGTTGTCATAACTGATGGCACGTCCACTACTGAGGACTCGGATGTTGTATTTAGTGCGATGACAAACGGAGACGTGGCTGAACAATTCCGACTTGTATCCGCAAATTCTGCGACTACTGGAGATTATGCCGTACATACAACAAATTCCACTGAGACGAACGGGATTATTGACGTCATGCAGTTCAAGACAGCGGGGGTGGCCCCGGCGGGTAACTTCGGCATGAGTATTTCTTTCTGGATACCTGATGATGGGGACTCAACGCTTAACGAGAACGCAAGCATAGACATATTCCAGAATTCTGCCACTGATGGTACGGAACAGACTGATTTTGTTTTTGAGTCTATGACCGCTGGCACTAAAGCTGAGATACTCAGGATAGTAGCTAATAGTTCTGTCTCTACAGGTGACAGATTAACAATCACATCAAACACTACTGATGACAATGCTATTATCCCTATTCTTCGACTTGCTCAAGCCAACGGCGCAAGCACAGCCACAACAGGCAATGGACTGTCAATAGAGTTCTGGCCTGAAGACGCTGGTGGTTCTGAATTACAGGGAAGTATCGGTGTAGTCTTCACGGACGCTACGGATGCAAGTGAAGACACTGACATGGTGTTCAGCCTTCAGAACGCCGGCGCTATTGGAGAAGTGGCAAGGTTTACTGGTGCTGGAACCCTGACTATAGCTTCTGGAGGAGGATTTTTACCCCCTGCCGAAACCGTAACTAATACAAACGTAATACTTGCGGCTGAATGCGGAACAACTTATTATCTGTCAGGTGATGGTAGTTTCTTGTCTACTCTGCCAGCGGTATCTACTGTAACTTCTGGATGTGAATTTGCGTTTGTTTCAAAATCTCCGCCAACTGGTGCTGACATCCATTCAGTTACTACTGGTAATTCACATGAGAATTTAATATACGGTTCTGTAGTTGTTAATGGGGCTGTAGTCGCTTGTGTTGCTGAAGATGTCGTTAGATTTGATGCTAGCGGTACAGTAGCTATCGGAGATCAGATAATTCTTAAATCTGATGGAGCTGCTTGGTATCTTTCTGGCGATGGAGTGTCAGCAAGTTCGCTAGTTTGTACAACTACATAGGCTAATTAAAATTAATATTAAAGGAGAATAACATGAGATTTGTATGTATTCAAAATTGTTTTACTGAATCCCTTGTTGAAAGAGGGCAGATTGCTCACTTCGAAAACGCAGAAGCAATCAACGAGGCGGTAAGGCCGTTTTTCAGACCGCTAAAAGCTTCCGATAAAGTTGTCAAAGGTGCGGACAACGAGGAACAGACCGAAAACGAGAAGCCTCTAGAGAAGATGTCAAAGGCTGAATTGCTTATTGAATGCGAAAGGGTCGGCGCGGCTGTTAATTCGGTGTGGCCTAAGCCAAAACTGTTGATAGAAATAAAAAAGAAAATCATAGGGTTCTAAGTTATGGGTGCTACAGATATTGCCGTAGCTAACAGGGCGATGGCTATGATAGGTCAGGAGCTCATAGTTTCCGCCTTGACCGAGAATGCGAAACTGAATGCTGTTTATACTGCTGAACGTGATAGTGTTCTTACGATGCACCCCTGGAACTTTGCTCTTAAAAGGGATAGGGTCACGGTAGCCGGTATACTCGATTGTTCTGCAAAAGTGATTAGTTTTGTTGATTCCGATCCGGACACTATTACCGATGATGGCAACGGTTTTGTAGATGCCAATTTCGAAACTGGTGATATTGCTAATATTGCCGGTTCAGCTACGAACGAATCGACTTATAGTGTCAATACCGTTGCTGCAGGGACATTAACGCTTGAATCTCACGAAGAAGTAACTGCTGAGGTCCTTACAAATGATACTGATCTTAAACTGTATGCTTTAACTGCAGACGGTCGGTTTAAATTTCCCAAACCTTCAGACTGTTTGAGAGTTCATAAGGTCAACGAGGTCAATATCTGGAACGAGCCCTATCCTTGGGCGAAAGAAGGTAAGTATATTCTGTCAGAAACGATTGACGAAAACGATCAGTTGCCAATCGCTTACATTAAACAAATAACAGATCCTACGTTGTTTGATCCATTATTTGAGGAATGTTTTGTAGTCAAACTTTGCGCCGTCATGTCAATGGCTGACAAGGAAAATGCAGATCAGGCGTTGATGTGGATGAAGCATTTTGATTTCAAATTCAAACAGGCGACTCAGCGTAATGCCTATGAAAGCAGGAAAAGAAAAAGGAGAAGGAATACCGAATGGCAAAGAAACGGCAGAGGTGGACGGTTCGACGAGAACGAGGGCTACGACAGATCGGGACGTTTTTATCCGCGCTAATACTGGTTATATTATTTACTTTACCCGTATCGGCTGGAAAGTTTAACGATATCCAGGCGGGCTTTCAAGCCGGTGAACTAAGTTCTTACATTGACGGACAAGTGAATCTGGAACAGTATCGTTTTGGTGCAAAAACCATGACGAACTTTATTCCTCATATCCAGGGGCCTGTTTCGAACCGGTCAGGTTTTAAATATATAGCTGAAACGAAAACATCAAGCAAAACCTCGCGGTTGATTCCTTTTGAGTTTTCTACAGAGCAAGCTTATGTTCTTGAATTCGGAGAATCATACATTCGTTATTATATGAATGGCGGTCAGATACAAACAGTCCCAAGTACAACTGTTTTACTTCTCTCGTCCAATGGAACCAATGCGGACACGACATTTACAGACGATTCTCCGATAACTCCCCATACTGTAACAGCAAATGGCAATGCACAACTTGACACTGCTGACAAGAAATTCGGATCAGCTTCAGGTCGCTTTGACGGCACAGGTGATTATCTTACTATTCCAGACGATGCAGATTTTGATTTAAGTGCATCTGACGGAGGTTTCGATGCTTGGGTTAAGCCGGTAGTTGGGAGTTCGAATAATTATACCGTTTTTAGACAGGATATTGATGCAGATTCAGAAATATACATGCAGGCGTATCTTGATAAATACACCGGGTTGCTTCTTAATGGCAATGGCACTGACGAAAGCACCATAATAACCGATTCATCGTTAAACACAAAAACCATTACAAGAGATGGCAATACATCTTTACTGCTTCATGGAACTGGTTCGGACGGAAGTTCAAATATTATTGACTCCTCTTCAAATGAATATTCTATAGTACGAAATGGTACAGTTTCAGGGCCAATAATAGATACAAACACATATAAGTTTGGTGGAAGTTCTATTATATTTGATGAGAGTGACAGTCAATACTTAGTAACCCCTGACAATGCTGATTTCAATTTGAATGGCGTTGACTTTACTATATCAGCATGGATAAATCTAGACACTCTTGACACTGGAGATTCTGGTCAATTTATCTGGTGCTATAACGATTCGGCAGGTGCGGGAGTAGCACAAAGATTTGACGGTCACATATCACAAGCTGCCGGTAAATTTGTAGTTACTGTATCGGACAATTCGGGCAATACTCAAACAGTAACATCCTCAACATCAATTACTGCAAATAACTGGCATCATCTTGAGTTTGCATCTGATGGTACGAACTACTATATGTTTATTGATGGCGCCTTAGATAAAAACCCTCTTATAACTGCTTCTATTCCTACGTTTCCAGACTATGAAGTTCAAATCGGAAGATATGAGCAAGACATTTCAGGTGGCGGGACAACGGCCAATTACTTGTCTGGGTGGCTAGATGATTTTGCAATACTAAAGGGGGCGATATCGCATACAGATTCATTCAGTGTTCCAACATCTGCCAATGCCGCCGTTGAAATAGACACCTCAGACCCTAAGTTCGGAACAGGGGCTATTAAGTTCGGTGGTCAAGATCATTTAATTGTAACAGGTAGTAGTGATACTGATTTCAATGATGATGTTTTTACAATTAGCGGGTGGTTTAATTATGATGCTCAACCAGGAGAAGGAGTTGAGCAGTATATATATCACCAGTATGTCGATGTTGATAATTTCATATCTATATTAATAACCACGAATACAAAACAGCCTCAAATGGAAATAATTTTACAAAATGGGGGGAATTCAGATGTAAATGCAAAACAAATTTTTTCTGGTTGGAACCATTTCGTAGTTACATGTGATGGTGGTTCAAATTATGGCATTTTTATTAATGGATCTAGAAGTCCAGTATTTAGTCTATCATCTTCATTTCCAGATATGTCTGCTACTGACATATATCTTGGCACAGATAAAGATGGAGCCAATGGGTTTGTTGGATTGTTAGACGATATAAAGATAATGAAGTCAGAACGATATGACGTTAGCACGTCAACTTTAACCGTTCCAAGTGCAGAGGACAAGTACATCGCTCATCCTGTATTCGAGATAGGAGATACCGTCCCAACGGTTGATACGGTGAAATATCACGACGACACTATAACGGCTGACGCCTTTCACCATGTTGAAATAAACTATGATGTGTCCGAGCCTCAAGTATACATGTTCGTAGATGGTCAGCTACATTCCGGCGGTGTTCAGGCCATGACGTTAACAGCGTCAGGTTCGCTTGACAGCGTTTTTTCAATTGGCGCTGACCCTGACGGTTCAACTCTTCCATATGAAGGTTGGATGGACGAGATAAGATTTGTCAATGGCGCTCTTAGTCATACTGCTAATTTCGTTCCGAATACTGTTGAATATTTAACTCTTGGAACTACTCCTTACGAGACAATCACAACGTATACTGAAGCTGAATTAGCTCAATTACAATATGTTCAGTCAGCAGATACTTTGTATATTGTTCATCCTAATCACTTCCCCGCTCAATTAACGAGGACCGGTCATGTAAGCTGGACATTAACCTCATCGCCGATTGTCAATGCTCCTATATCTTGGGCTGTAGCGTCTTATCCATCTTCGGTTGTATTCTTTGAAGATCGGTTATGGTATTCCTATTCGCAGACCTTATTTTCTTCTCAGGCCGGTGACTATACTAATTTTGTGCCTAATGATGCTGGTAGCGTCGAAACTCAGGCAGCTGGAAGCTGGACAATAGCAACTGATTTAGTTACCGTTGCCAGCAATAATACTACTTGGATTGACGGCTATAAAATTCAACTTACAACATCTGATACCTTGCCTTCCGGTTTGGCGTTGGCCACGGACTACTATGTTTACAGGTCAGACTCAACACACATCGGTTTTGCTACTACGGCAGTAAACGCATACGCAGGGACATTGATAGATTTTACGGATCAGGGTGTGGGCAATCACACGATAACCTTGCAGGATACTTGCACAGGCGATGCTTGTGCCATGCAATATACGATTGCTTCAAATAATGTTAATGAAATTCAATGGCTGTCTTCAGGAAAAATACTTGTTGCCGGAACCACTGGAGGCGAATATAAAATATCAGCTTCCTCTCAGGATGAGGCCCTTACCCCTACAAATGTTAGGGTGGTGAAACAGTCGTCTTATGGTTCTGCTTATATATTGCCATTGACTATAAAAGATGTCGTTCTTTATCTTCAGCGACTCGGCAGGAAAGTTCGGGAATTCACATATCGCTTTGAAGATGATACTTATGTTTCCCCGGACCTGACCGTACTTGCTGAACACATAACGGAGAGCAGCATTAAGTATATGGATTATCAGCAGGAACCAAACTCTATTGTGTGGGCCGTTAAAAATAACGGAGATTTAATAGGGATGACATATTCACGCGAAAGCGGTACGGTGGCATGGCATAAACACACAACGAACGGAAACTTCGAAAGTCTTGCTGTAATTCCAAGTATTACAGGTAACGACTATGAAGAACTTTGGGTAATAGTGAAGAGGACGAAAAACAGTTCAATTGTTCGGTATATCGAACAACTGCAACCTCAATTCGATCATAATGATTCTATTGAAGATGCTTTTTTTGTAGATAGTGGGCTTTCTTATGAGGGAGTCCTGACTACTTCTATATGTGGACTGGATCACCTGGAAGCCGAAACGGTGGTTGTCTTGGCAGGTGGCGTAGTCCAAGCATCAAAGACTGTTTCAAGTGGGTGTGTGACTATTGATACCGCAGCCCGAAAAGCTTCAATAGGGCTTTCTTATTCTTCTACGCTTCAAACTATGAGGTATGCTGGGAATGGTCCGAAGGGTACTTTGGCAGGACAGGAGAAACGCATACCTAAAGTGGTTATAAGGCTTGAGAACGCAAAACAGTTTCAATACGGGCATAGCGCGTTAGGGACTTTAAAAACAAAAACTCTTTCGAGTCTGACTACGGGGGACATAGAACTCACAATGCCTTTGGGTATTAACCGAGAAGGCTATGTAGCTATTGTAAACACTCAACCTTTGCCTATAACGATCACGGCAATAATTCCGGAGGTTAACTTTAATTAATGGCTCTTTTAACTACAATAGCCTTAATAGCAACTGTTGTGTCAGCCGGAGTTTCAGCTTATTCGTCTATTCAGCAAGGCAAGGCGGCCTCTCGAATGGCGAGTTACAATGCCTTAATTGCTAAGAGAAACGCTGATCTTGCTTTAAAGAGGCAGGAGTTACAGCAGATTCAAATTCGCATCGAAGAGAAAAGACACAGGGAAAAATCTAAGAGAACTATTGCGACTCAAAGAACATTATTCGGCAAGGCGGGCGTTGTCTCGGAAACAGGCACGCCGTTATTGGTGATGGCAGATACGGCAGCAGAGGCAGAACTTGATGCAATATCAATACGTCTTGCCGGAAGTGCCGAGGAAGCACGAATTGTAGCTGAAGGGGCGGGATTCGAACAACAGTCTCAACTTGCCAAAATGCGAGGCTCTGCGGCAAAGACAGTAGGGCGTATAGGCGCGGGGAGTGCCTTGCTGAGTGGAATAACTCAATTTCAGCAATTAAAGGCTTCTTAATATGGCAGATAACATACCAAAACTTCAAAGGATAACAAATTTACCAAGCAGAACTGGAGGGCCCGGTACCGGCCTGAGGCTTGCTGATGAGGGAATCACTGCTGCGCCTTTCCGAGCTTTAGATACTTTGGGGAAAGAGATCGGCAGTTTCGGCGAAGTTCTATTTATAAAAGCACAGCAGCACGAAAAACAGGATAGAGATCTCGGGCAAAAGAAATTGCTTTTAGATATAGAGAATCAGACCGGGGCAATATACAATCAATTTCAAACTGCTGAGAGTCCCCAAGAAATACTTAGATTGCATGATGAGCATTTCGAGAAAGATTCGATAACTGGGATAAAGAGTTTAAAGCGCCTTCATTCTTTTGGTGACGATCTTTCTCGGATAGATAGCAAAGATGATGTGTTACTTGATAGATATAAGAAGCTGAACTTAACAGAGCAAGATACCGCAGAATTCAAGCTAAATCGAGAGGGTTATCTTGACAGGGTAGAAAATAAAATCACGGCACTTGTCGCAGGGGCCCGGTTTGATGTTTTCAAGGAAACCGTAGGGCTCGTAGATCAAAGCATCATAAACAATGTCCGAAACGGTATTGTTGATTTTGATGACGGTATCCTGGGCATATTGGACAATTATGAGGATAATGGATATCCGGAATCTGTAAATGCTCCCTTAAGAGAAAGTGCCGTTCAGTTTGCTACGAAGACATATCTTGACGATGAATTTGACAAGGGGAATATCGAAGTCATACAGGCGGTTCTTAGCGGACAATTCGATGATGAGCTCAACGATGTCTACAAGGAAGAGCAGATAGTTAATGATTTCAAAGACAAGGCCCGGATCGCAGAATCAAAAGTCAAAGTTGATCAGGCGAACATAAAATATGATCCGGAACAATATGAACGTGATTTTAATGCACTTGAAAAGGATGTCCAGGCTGATAAGGGTCTCGATGCCGACGAAAAGAACAAGGTTCTCCAGACAGCTCAGGTGGAGATAAACAGACGTAATGCTGCCGATCAGAAAGTTATAACGGCGCGGCGTACCGAGCAGAAAAATCAATATAGCAATCTTCTTGCTGAAGGTGATACAACTTCGGCCTTGAAATACATTGATGACATGGACGACTTTGAGGACTTTGAGAAGAACAAAATGAGAGCCGAGCTTGCCAAGGGTATCGACATTACCGCCGATAACAATGCTTTAGTTGAAAAGGACTTTCGCATAAGAGTTGAAGATATAAATCATAATACCGATAGGCATGAAATAGATAAGCTAAAGAGCGAGGTATTGGACGCTTTCGCTAATTCAGATAAAAAGAAACGTATCAGCGAAACCAATAGAGACACCCTTTTAAATGAGATTGATGAAAATGTAACCGAGTCTCTTGGGGGCGGCCTGAAAGATGCGCTCAAGAAGGTGGACGAGTTGGATAAGCAGTTCGCATTTGCACCCGATGTAGGGGGGTCTGACATTGAAAAAGAAATGGCAAACTCAGAAGCGGCGTTAACGGTTAAAAGTGAGATAAGAAGGCGAGTTGAAAAAGGCGAAGATCCGATATTGGCCTATAATAATGCTATGAAACCGATATTGGAGGCGCAATCGAAAACATTGTTGGATAGGTTTTACGATACCATTATTAGGCCATTTGCGGGGACAGGAAAAAAGAAGAAAACCACAACTGGCAATAGATTTACCATTAAGGAGACACCGTAATGCCTTTCGAGGTAATAGACAATGCAACCGGCAGAACGGCAACTTTCGATAATGAGCCGACAGAGACAGACTTACTTGAGGCTTTTGGTAGTGAGCCCGTTGATGTTCCTGTATTGCCCGATATACCCGATGAGTCAGTTGCCGAAAGATTAACCAGAGAAAAAAAAGAAGGCATTGCTCCGACAATATCGACCCTTGAAGTTCAATCATTATGGGAAAAGTCAGGTATTATGGATTTAATTCGCAATGAACCTGAGTTAAAAGCTAAGTCACAAAATTCTATTGCTTTTGCTGAGATGTTTAACATATCGCCGTCACAGGCGTTTGATTTACACGATGAGTTATCTGAGGAGGTCGGATTAAGGCAGGAAATAACAACCGAGGAGTTTATAGGTGGAGCCATGCTTCCCGTGGTCGCCGCTGGACTTGCAATGAATCCCGTGGGAGCATTGTTAGGCATTGCAACTTTTGAAGCGATAAGTGAGGTAGAGAGTGCCGTTATAAATGTAATTGAGGGTGAGAAGTATCAGGCATTTCAGAAAAAAGGACTGTCTGATTTGCTACCTGAAGAAGCAAGCCAACTAACAACAGACATTGTTGATACGCTTGATTTTATAGGCAAGGGGTTGTTGGCTCATCAGGTATTTAGGACATCTCCCCGGTTAGCAGAAAAAGTAGCCAAAGAAATAATTACTGAGCACAAAGCTCCTAAGACTATTTATATCGACCCTGCCGAATTGAGACTACATTTACAGGAACAACCGAGCAAGATAGGCGCTACCGAAGCAGGGATTATCTCTGAAATGAAAGGCGTTGGCGCTTTAGAAGGTAAGGCACTCATTCGTCAAGCATTAAAAGACGGGGTTAAAATCGAAATACCTGCCGAGAGAATAACTATATTAAGAGATAGGCCGTGGTTTGCTAAAGTCAAGGAGATATTAAAAATTGATCCGGCACAGGAAGTTAGAACCGTCACGGAAGAAGGTGTTAAGACTTTCAAGTTTGGTGAGCGTGAAGTTAAGGCAACTAAGCCGGAAGAAATTAAGTTGCTTGAGAAGTTAGAGGTGGAACGTAAAGCAATTGAAACTTCAACCGAACCGGAACCTATCAAACGTGTAACTGAGATCGATAAAGAAATATCAGAGATAACAAAGCCGCTTGTCACTACTGAGGTTGAACTCAAAAAAGAGATTAAAGTGGTCAAGGAGGAAACTCCCGAAAAAACACAGGACATCGTTATCAAGGCAACCGAAGACGCATTTAAAAGGGAACTCTCCACTATAAGAGATGTTGTCAGTCAAGAACCTGAATTGGAAATATCCAAACTCGGAGCAACTAAAGGCTTCACAAATAAGGAAATAGCCAAGGGACTCCAGAAAGCCGAACAGGGCAAGAAACTCAATGTAAGAGAAAAGAGAATATTAGGTGGTGCTATCTCAACAGCACATGAGAGATTGTCTGAGCAATTGGCTAGAGTTCCACAAACGGACATGGAAGCATTTATTGATAACTCCATTACTCAGATAGCACAAGAACATCTGTCTGCCGCTGAGATGGAGAAGTTGATTGTGTCGGAAATAAAGAAACAGACGCAGAAGGTGATGAAGGGTGAGGTAGTAACTACTGAGGCCATACTCCTGCGTAAAAGGCTACGAGACGAGGCTAGAGGTGCAAGGTTAGCCGAAAGAGTCACTAGGAAGCAAATGGTGGACGAATTCAGGCGTTCAAGTAAGAATCTCAAGGATACTCGGAAGATGCTCATTGATTTCATAGAAGATCAATTACCGAAAGAGGCGCAGGGTAAGTTTATTAAATCTCTACAAGATGATTTAACGCTCAAAAAACAGGCTTCTATTTTTGGTAGAGTGGAAAAGCTTTCAGAAGAATTGACGAGGAAAGAGCTGGTTGCTGATATCAAAAAACTCAAAAAACCTAAAGGAAATATAGCCGTTGATTATCAGAAACGAATAGTGGCTATCGCACAAGACTTTCAAATAACCACGCCAACACAGAAAACTATTGATAAGCTGACGGGACTCAAAGAGTTTATCGAGAGTAATCCCGATTTAAATATTCCTCAAAAGCATATTGATAAACTTGACAAACTTTCAAAAAAACCGATTCAGGATTATACAACTGATGAATTGACTGACTTAAGGGATACGCTATTAAGGTTGTCTGAACACGGAAAATTGAAGCAAAAGCTAAAGAATAAGTACAATGAGCGTGAACGTCAAGTTGCCCTTAATAGATTGTTAAAGTCTACCAGAAATATTGACCCTAAGCTATTTGGTGCCGAAAAGGGTGTCAAGAAAAAGATAGACACTTTTAAGCGTGGCGGCTTGATTGCATATCTCAATACTTTGCATACTCCAAGGGTGGCTGATTTCATAGATGGTTTCAGGGGATATGAGGGCGAGAACGCCAAACTGATGAAACGATTAGGATTTGCAGAAACTCAAGCCAATCTCGAAACGAGAACCGTAATAGACACTGCTTTACAAGAAATCAAAGACATAGGCATTGAAGAGATAACCGCCGAAGACCAAGTGAGAATTGCCATCAACCTACATATACAGCAGAAAGCATTTGAGCAGGCTAAAACTATAATGACGGATAACGGACTGACCAAGGTACCCGACATATCAACAAAGGAACAGGAACTTATTAATGTAGTCAGGAAACATCTCAATGCAAATGTCGAGCAGATAGCGGCATTGTCAGAAGAATTGAAAAATGTTCCCTACGAAAAGGTTGAGAATTATTTTCCAATTAAATATAAAAGAGATTTCAATATAGATCCTGATAAACTTGTCATGCAAACAGGTCGCAGAACTGCCCAAACATTCGAGGGTTTTAATTTGCAGAGACAAAAAGGGGTGTCAAAGAGCCCTAGGACAGATATACTTGCAGTATTTGAAGAAGCTATAAACGAACAGCAGTGGTACCTGAAGATGCAACCTGAACTTGAGAACATAAAGCAGTTAGTTAAGTCTAAGGAATACCTTGAGCAAGGGGGAGAGATAGCTACAAACTATTGGACGAATCAGTTAGACATTGTTGCTCGCAGAGGATGGAGCGCAGGAGCAAGGTCAAATGAGATATTGAGACAGTCAAGGATTAATTTAAATCAGGCGATACTTGGATATAAATTATCTTCAATATTGATGCAACCGTTTGCTGTATTCGATGCAATGGCATATGCACAGTCACGTTACGGAAGCACGGCATCTCTTGAGATATTAAGCGAGTTCTCGAAAGCATGGACTAATCCAAGGTCGGCACGGGAATTCATTAAAACGTCTCCCGCACTTCAAACAAGGCAAGGCGGTGAATTAGCCATAGAAGAAACTCTTGAAAGCGTTGGTAGAACAGAAGGGTTTTTGCAGTCATTCCAAAAAGGTGGATTGTCTTTATTGCAAAAGGCTGATTTACAGACAGCCGCAGGAGTCCAGAAGGGTGTTCAGAATATTCTTGAAAAAAATAATATTCCTGATGCTGCAAAGGAAGCTGAATTTGTAATGAACATGGTATCGGGTAGCGCAGAGGTAGCTTATAGACCACAGATATTGGCAAGTGGCGAGGGCGCAAGAACATGGTTCACATTCCAGACATTCTTTCTTAACAGGTGGGGTATAATGGCCCATGACTTAATAGCCTCAGGGTTGATAATGGGCAAGACATGGCAGGCAAAAGCATCTGCACTTATCGGGCTAGGTATATTTATGGCGGGCAATATAGCTGAAGAAGAAGCGAGAGAGTTTTTGTTTGAAACAGTTACTGGCAAGGAACTCCCCGAACAATCAATGTTTAAAACAGCGGCCTTATCAATTCCCTCACAGGTTCCATATTTCGGCAATGTTCTTCAGGCAGCTGTCAGGGGTGGAAGTTCTAATCCTCCAACCATAAGAGTTGTTGAAAATATCTTTAGAGGTGGAGCGCAAATAGCAAGTGGGATTGAAAAGGAAGATTCAGGTAAAATAGCGAGGGGAGCATTAAAATTGACAGAAAACGCTTTGGCTGTATCTTTGGGGGTACCCGGTACGGCTCAAGCCTTTGATGTTTTTGAGGGAATATTTCTAAGACCAGAAGAAAGACGCAGATCCAAAAGAAAAAAATCACGAAAAAAACATAAAAAATAAAAAAAGGGGGAGGTTGTTATGAAAAGATTTATTGTAGTATTAGCAGTTCTGTTGCTTTCAGTAGTGCCGGTTTTTGCAGGAGATATTAATGTATCGACGTGCATATACACTTTCACGAATATTACAACGGTATCAACCGGACCGTCTTCATGTATTGGCCGAGGGGTTGATCGGTGTTCGGAAAATACTAATTGTGCTATGAATACTGCCGGGGCTGAAACTGTCAGAACTGAGCATATTCCTTCTGCTGTAACACATACGGCTACGGATTGGGACGTAGAGGTGTGGACAAATGATGTTGTGGGTGGTCCCTTTAAATATTATACAGACGCAGAAACTGCTGACGGTGCATTAGCTACTATCGGTGGGGCTGCTGATACACAGTATGATGTTACGGTATCAAGTGGAACAGTCACATATACATGGGATGATACTGGGACTGACCCCACAATTACAACGACCGATCCCCCGAGAGGTTCTGTTATATGTATATCCGGTTTTGCAACTGCGAATAATGGATGCTTTATAGTTGAGTCAACGGTCGCTAAGGCTTTTTCTATATATAATACTTCCGGTACTGCTGAAACAAATGTGACTTCGGCAACAATAGTATCTGGCACAAACGCAGCTGGTTCAAATGGTATCACTTCGGGGTATAATTGGGTGCTTCCGAAGATATCCGAAAATGGAGCCTTGAGGGTTGATGCAACCGTAACTGTAACAGTGACAAAGAGGTAACATGAAAAAAATATACTGTTTAATAATAGTATTGTCTTTGCTTTGTGCGATCTCGGTATTTGCGGAAGACAAACCACAACTTCCCGCTGTCAACGCTTCTGGGGTTCCGATAAATCCTGCAACAGATGAGGGCCTTAACAATATTATTACCGAACTCCAGACCGTTACAGTAGTAAGTGCCGTCAATTCAACGACAACGCCGCTACTCGGGACTGCCTCTGCGCCTGCTGACACATTTACAGGAACCGCCACAATTTTAACTTCATGGGCTTCTGGTACTGTTTCGGTTCTTGCAGATCAGGATTCAGTAACGGACGGATTTAAGGTTCAATATTCATCCGATGGCACAAATTGGGACCACGAACATTCATATAGCGTAATGGCGAACGTATCTAAAACCATACCTATTGATCGTGAAGGTTTGTATTACAGGGTTGTATATACGAATGGAGCGGCAGCGCAAGGAACTTTCAGGCTCCAGACACTATTAAGCAAGAATACCTCAAATCCACATACTCATCCTATTGAATATGTTTTTGATGGCACTCATCCTGCACCTTTAACCCGGACAGTTATTTCAGCTAAAAAACCAAACGCTGCTTACTGCAATGTAGAGGCTACGTCAGGCTGTAATTTGAAACTCTCCCTTGAAGAATCAAACGGGGATGTTAAACGTGACGGCCTGAATGTCAGGGAAAAGTCTCGTACTGCTTTTGATGAAGTTCTCATGGCTCAATTAACTCCTGTTGTCCAGTTGCAATTTCCATACAATATAAATTCTGTCTTAGTGGATTCAAGGGCGAATCAAAGCGGTGCGGTTACCCAGGCTTCAAATATGGCTCATCTATCCACTGGAGCTGCTGCAAATTCATCGGCGCAACTATTATCAAAAGACCACATTGACTACAATCCCGGGCAGGGTACCGTTGAAAGGTTCACCGCATCGGGGATAACGTGTGTTGCTAACTCAACTCAAGTAATTGGTGTTGGCGATTCAGGGGATGGCTATTTCTTCGGTTGTGATGGTGCTGATTTTGGAGTATTAAGACGCAAGGGCGGTTCACCTGAAATAAGAACCCTGACAGTCTCTACAGCTTCATCTGATGCAGAAAACATAACTATTACGCTTGATGGTGATGCACAGAGTTCCGTAACAGTGACGGCGAGCGGAGTAATTACCACAACAGCCAATGAGATAGCAGCTGCGGATTATACAGATACAGGCCGTGGTTGGACAGCGGAAGCCGTGGGCGATACAGTTATATTTTATTCATGGGATTCTTCGGTGCGTACAGGGTCGTACACTTTATCAAGTGCAACCTCTGCGGTAGGTGCTATTGCTCAGACAGTAGCCGGAATTGCCCCCACTGATACATGGAATGCTCAAGCAAATTGGTCCGAAGATCAAGGTGATAATTCCGTTCTATTACCTGTAATGGATTGGACGAAAGGCAACGTCTTTCAGATACGTTATCAGTGGCTCGGATTCGGCATGATTTCTTATTCGGTAGAAAACCCCGATACTGGAAGGTTTGTAAAAGTACATGAAATAGAATATGCCAATGCAAACACAAGCCCATCAGTTAATGACCCTTCATTACCCTTGTGTGCGATAGTCGCCAACGCTTCTAATGCTACAGACCTGACTATGGATATCGGTTCAATGGCAGGGTTTATAGAGGGTAAAGATGCGGAGTTAGGATCCAAGCGTGCCGTTAAGAATAACAAGACAAATGCCGGAGCTACAGAGATACCCATACTGACAATTAGAAACAAAACCGTTTATCAGGGGAGATTGAATAGAACTAAAGTTAAAGTGAAATTGGCAAGTATGTCGGTCGAGCATACAAAACCAATGACCGTTAATTTCTATCTGAACCCTACATTGACGGCGGCTTCTTATTCCGACGTTGATACAAATACATCTGTCATTCAAACAGATACTTCCGCAACATCTTTTTCGGGGGGAACGCTTTTGTATTCGATCGATCTCGGCAAGACCGGAAATCAGTTGATTGATTTGTCGGATGTATTGTTGCCAGGAAATCATGTAACGGCAACCTCAATTCCCAATAGCAGTAATGGATCTGAAACGAATGTAACCTTCAATTTTATAGAATTATTTTAAAGGGGAACTATGAAGAAAATAATAATCTTGTTTTTGATATTAATGGCAACATCTGTTCTTGCTGATGAGAAGTCAGGAAATAAACCTCGCACTATTGACGGTGCAACGGGAGGGACGATCAACGGCCCCTTAGTGGTCACAGGCCCCGCAACCGTAGGTGGTGGATTGATTGTTGATAAGCCAACAAGTTTAAATTCCGCCGAAGCACTTACCAATACCACCTTTGCTACTGGTGGTTCAAGTTGGACAGTGACGGCTCCCTGTGTTTTATCTACGGGGTTCATAACCTGTACAGGCCCAGGTACGGGCACGATTAAGCAGACAGTAGCCAATATGGCTTTAGCCCCTGCCAGTTCCTCCCTATACAGACTATTATATAGTGAGTCCACCGTAACAAACACTCCTATAGCAACATTAAAGGCTACAGGGGGCATGTCTGATGCCGATGTCTCATTGACGATAGCTCAAGACACTGACCTATTTCACTTTTTTCAGTCTGCTGCTGCTCCCACCGAGTTTTTAATAAATATCTCCTTGGATGCAGGTGATGTCATAGCGTTTTCTAAATTATCATTAGAGCAGGCATCTGCTAATCTTACAAATTTCGGAAGAGTTTACGGGAATTTGTGGATTCATGGTGATCCTGCGGATGATACAAAAATTAGCCGGATTATATTTACGGAAGAGGGATTGGTCAATCCACTGACTCTAACGCTTCCTCATAATAGTTACGGAGAAATAGGCAGGCAAGGCTCTACAGGGGTTCTTGACGTAAGGGGATTTGGAACTGGCAGCGAATCGCTGCATCTTCGTGGTCACACTGGAAGCATATCCCCAAGTGCTGCTGTCATATCAATAGATGCAAGCAAAAACAATGGAGCAAACTACGTTACCATTTTAGCAGACAATGAAATGATATCATGTTTCCAAAATAACCATAATGATAGGGTATGTGTATTTGGAAACGGTACATTGAGCTTGGGAGCTAGTCAGGGAACGTCTATAATACCTAACCCAAATGCGGCAATAGGTACTAGAATTACCCCAGACTCAGGTACGACATATGATTTGTCGCTCGGCTCCAATTCTTCCAACAATTTAATAACAACCAAAGGGAATGTTATCGGGTTTGGAACCGATGCCAGCAACCTTAGCATTGAAATGCTGAACGGATCAGCCGATAACCTAGGTGTGAAATTAGGCACTCCATTAAATGCTTTTTCTACATACTTGCAAATGGATACATTAAACAATGATGAGAATGGTGCTACGGGCCTAGAAACGAGCCATTGCGATGCCGATGCAGAGGCGGGGCGTATGATTCTGTCTAACAGATATTCAGCACCGGCAGAATACAGGGAATGGAAATGTACTAAAACTGGTGCTTCGTCCTATGCGTGGAAATACAAACAGCTTGATTTAAGTGGGACTGTAACCTGTGGAGACGGTACTAATGTTTGCGCCTACACTACCGGGCAATCTGCTTTCTATATAACGCTTGACGATGACGCAGACGGCAACGATGTTATGACCGTAACCGATGGGAACCAAGGTGATGAAGTATTTATTTCACTTCAAAGTCTTGGCGGTGGGGCAGTTGCGCTTGAAATAACGCCATCTAATTTAGCTAATGGAACAACGGTGACTCTTGATGCGGCGGGTGAATCAGTCACGTTTCATTTTGACGGCTCTAATTGGAATATTAAAGGTTGCTATAACTCAACTGCCGATGGTGGTTGCGCTGATTTAGTAACTTAAATGGAAACGAAATATACAGTATTAAACTAAGGAAGGGAAGCAATGTCTGAACTTTCAGAGATCTTGGAAAAATTAACAGTCCAGGGCGTTCATCTTGAAAATATCAAGGAAGATATTTCAGAAATGAAGACCGAACGCGAAAACCATAAAGAAAAATTCTGGAAAAATATTAACAAGATGCATGATGATATTCATAAAGAAGAGACAGCTCGCATAAGTGGCGATAATGATATTGAAAAAGATGTGACTAAAATCAAAACGAAAGTAGGCATTATAGCTGCAGGATTATCTACAGGCATAACAATTTTAATATTTACCATAAAAGGAATGTTTAAAAACGGGGGAAGTTAATGTTTCATGTGAATGTAAAGCACGGAGTATCTTTAGCAGGACTCAGCAGTGAAATGTGGGTAGCTCTTGGCATTGCAAAGCTTGTATACAAAGAACATGGGGACCAGGATCTTGTTGTAACCGCAGGAACCGAAACGCCGGAAGTACATAAAGCCAAGAACACAAGACACGCATACGGTGACGCAGCAGATACCAGGACAAGAGATTTCACTAAAAGCGTTGCAACGGTCGTTGCGGGCGCGATACGTAACTTGTTGGCTGTATTGTCAAGTAATTATGATGTTGTGCTTGAGGGTAATCATATTCATATTGAATGGGACCCTAATAAAAAACGTTCGGAGGAGGCTTCGGCATGAAATATAATCTTAAATGGGATGCACCCAAAGTCAATGAGGACGGAACGCCATTAACCGATCTAAAGGGTTTCAGGATTTACGTGAACGGCATTAAGGTGGAAGACGTAGGGAATGTGACCTCGCACATAGTAGATGTTCCTGAAGGTTCAAATAAGTATACTGTAAGGGCTTATGATAACCTTGACAATGAATCCGCTGACTCTGATCATATGATGTTTGAAGTGTCCGTATGCCCTGGACCTCCCAAGAACCTTACAGCGGAGAAGGTGGAGTGAAATGGTAAAGCTACAGAAAGGCGACATGTTCGCAACTGCGTTTCCGGGAGCCCTCGGTAAAGTAATTAACTTCTTTCAGTGGATGAATAACGTGGACGGAGAAAGCGAGTATTCACATATCGGAGACATTATCAACGAAGACGGAACAACCTTTGAAGCGTTGTGGCATTACAAGTGTCAAAATATCTTTGAAGATTACAAGGGCATAAAGGTGATTATTGTCAGGCATAAACGAATGACCCCAGAGGCTTTTCATAAAGGGATTGACGCAATAAAACACCTGGAGGGCAAGCAGTATCCGTGGTATCGGCTCCCGCTTTTCATCATTCCGGCTATGGCGAAAATATCGGTTATCAAAAAAACGGTTTGCAGTGAAACGCACCGACTATTCATAAAGGGAACAAACATCATGAGGCCCACGGAATCAAAAAGGGTATTTGGCTACGACCCCGACGACCTTGTAGATAGGTGGCGTATTCATCAGGATTATACTATTATATTTGAAGGTAAGCTTTAAGGGATGAAATAATGGACTGGGAAAATATGACACCGAAAGATATGGTCAGACCGTTGATTGCGATTATGCTCGTCGGAACAACGTGTTATATGGCTATAGAGAATAAGGGAATTACCCCGCAGGACATAAAGGAATTAACATTAATAGCATTGGCGTTTTATTTTGCGGCCAAAGCAATGAACAATAAAAAGGAGAGTTAAGAATGAAAAGAATATTCTGGACAGTTTTATTTTTTGCGCTTCTGGTATTCGTGAGTATCGGGCAGGCTGAAGAACAAAAACCTCAGACATATGATTTCGTGATTACGGTTGAATACCACGGCCTCACGCTTAAAGAGATATCCGATAAAGAAAAAAAGATTCGGGAAGTATTTCACGATGCAAATAAAAGAAGGGTTGAATTTGAACAAAGTTGTCCAAGTTGCAATTACGGTTGGGGCAATAACTTAATATTTAACCAAGATACTACTACTGTAACCCCTAATTAAAGGAGCAAATGAAATGAAAAAGTTTCTGATTTTATTTGTAGCGGTAATGTGTATGATCCCATTTTTCCCGATACCGGAAGTAAGCGCTGATGAAAGCAAAGGAACTCTTGATCTTGTTCAGTTCGAGAAAGATTTAAAGATAGCCGTCGCTGAATCTGCAAGGGAAGCGGATATAATATTTGAAAAAGAGCTTGCAGAGTTTGACCGCCGAAACGAACAAATGGCAGAGTACATAAAGGAATATTTCCCAGAAAAAAGATGAAAGAAAACAGGGAACACGACAGATATTTGAAGGTTAGAGAAGTTGAACAATTAACAGAGCATATTGAGAGGGAAGTAAAATGAAAAAGTTTTTCGTAGTATTGATGGCGGTAGCGTTTATGTTTATTATGAAGCCAACAGGTGAGGGCGTAGCAAGTGCCGACTGGAGCGGTGATATGACCGTAGGCTTGAAATCAGTCTCCGGCAATAGTAATGGTTCAGCTCTCTCGTTAAGTGCCAAGGCAAGCAAGACTGACGGCGACGAGAGGTATACAGTATCGGGTGGATTTGACTACTCCAAAGAAAGTGACGTCTTGACTGCCCGTAAAAGTAGGGGATCATTGCAGTATGACAAATTCATAACTCCCAAGGTGTATGCTCTATTGAATATTGAACTTTCAAAAGATGAAATCCGAAATATCGATATGCTGACTACGATCGGTCCGGGTTTCGGTTATCAGTTATCTGATAGCCTCAGATTTGAAGGTGGGTTTGCTTACAATGATAAGAATGTTTCCATGGGAGAAGATGAGCAGTGGACAACCGCGAGATTAAGCATGTACTCGAAAGACAATTTCACCGACTCGTTGAGCCTTAGCAACCTCTTAACATGGAATCCTTCGCTTGAAGACTTCGGAGATTACACGCTTAGGAACAAGCTTGATCTTGCATACGCTTTCACCGATAAATGGAGCGGTAAGCTCACTCAACTTATAAATTACGACAAGACCCCATCCCCCGGCGTTGACCCGCTGGACAAGACGCTGATGTTAAGCTTTCAGTATAGCCTCTAACTGACAAGGAATTTCACTAGCCGTCCTCAGGAATGGGGGCGGTTTTTTTATGCCTGTTTTTTTGTATAGGGTTGACATTATTTGAAAAGTATATTATTGTTTCAATATGCACGGTATCAAATTTCATATTCAATTTCAATTCAATAATTCACTCGTCGGAACTCCTGCGCGTCCTTTGTTTGATACCGTGCAAAGTTCAAATATGCCGGGAGTTCCGGCAATAAATTTTAATGGAGGATACCCATGGGCAAGGTAAGAGACAGGCAACGGAACCACGACAACTGGATGGGGTCTTTAATATCTGGAACATTCTGGAGTATGGGATTAATAATTGCAGGGGCTTTAACTCAGCAATTATGGCTTATAGGATACGCCTTTGTAGGGTGTATTATCACAATAACTTTATCGGAAAGGAGAGGTGCTATGAAAGATTTAATGAAGCGCGTTCTTGGTATAAGAACAATGGAAATGAAGCTCGGAGCAGTTGCAAAATACTTAAAAGTCAAATTCACACATGTCCCTGAGCAGTATCGTTGCGATGAAATCAAAGAAGTTTCTCAGTAGCTTCACTAGCCCCTTACGAGGGGCCTGTGTGGCGATTGAATATGGCAATGATAAATAACAAGGTGGGCGGGAGCTTTAGAGAGGTGAATACAGGTAATGAGCACTGCCTTAATCCTGCCCACCTTAATAAAAGTGCCAACGGGAGGATAAAATGAACCTATTTCTATACACATTATCAGCCATAGCAACAGGGCTAGTTATCTGGTTGGCTATTTGGCTGATCGGGAGGTTTTAGATGGATGATATAAAGGGAGACACTTTAGAAGACTTGGCACTTAGAATGCCTAATCATATTGTAATGGCAAAACGTTTGTGGGTTGGCAATATATCTGTCGATATCAATCATATTGATAACGACTTAAATAAGCCTCTCAACTACATTGACGCATTCAAGGAAATGGCTGAGATACTGGACGGCAAGGCGGTGAAGCGATAATGGATCAGAGTGACCACATTAATGGCGATTTGCCTGAAGAGTCTAAATGTGATGGATGCGAGTTCGAGCATTGTAACGATTGCCCGATTTCTATGTGTCCTTATAATACGTGAATCAGTTGTTAAGCCCCTAGGTGGGGAAGGAGAGAGATGGAAACAATATACAAAAATCATACAATTGAGTGGGGCGATCTTGCTGGAATTTTTTCAATCAAAAAGGATGGTATTGAGCTTAAGCGTGGATTCAGGAGAGTATCTGAATGCGAAGAGTGGATCGACAAGCAACTCAAAAAGAAGTTCAAGAGGGTTCCCGTGTTACATGTATTCGGGTTCGGTTCTAAACATGTTGATAGAGTCGAAGGCAATGCTACAAGTATCGTTGACGTTGATTATGTATGGGTTACGTCAAAGGGTAATCGTGGTAAAGTTCAGATGAAAAGGGTCTGGGTTGATAACCCCGAAAACAGGGAGGCTCTTAAGATTGTCCTTGAGAAAGAAAAGCAGATCGAGTCTCTTAAGGATGAGGTACGCGAAATATCAGATAAAACGATTCGCTTAACAGCGGAAATGATGATTGCAGATTAACACTCAAAAAGGAGGGGATAAGTGAATCTTAAATCTGGAATACATATAATTAACAATGAAGCCTATCACGCTGACCCTGTGGTTAAGCCTTCGTTGTCCAGAAGCATGATAAGGGAAATTCTCAACTGTCCGGCTAAAGCTTTTATTAAGCATCCAAGATTGAATCCTGACTTTGTGCCGGATGAGCCGAAGTCAATATTTGATATTGGCACAGCTTCACATTCTCTCTTATTAGAGGGTGTTGATAACTGCGAGATTATCTATGCTGACGACAAGCGAACCAAGGCGGTCAAAGAGAAGATTGTCGAGGCAAGAGCAAAAGGAAGAACTCCGTTACTTGAGAAGGAATATGACAAAACAATTATCATGGTCGAGCGGGCAGAAGAACAGATAATTGCATGTCCAGACCTTGACATAATAGATCTCCAAAAAGACGGAAAGGCCGAGCAGACATTTATCTGGAAAGAGAAAGATGGAATAGGCCGTGAGTCATGGCACAGAATAAGAACCGACTGGTTGAGCAATGACTTTAAGGTGACCTTTGATTATAAAACTACCGGAACTAGTGCTGATCCGAACTGGTTTGCAAAGCACATAGCCGATATGAATTATGACATTCAGGAACCTTATTACCGCAGAGGAATAAAAGCGGTCACGGGAATCGACTCGACATTTATCTTTGTAGTTCAGGAGACAACCGAGCCGTTCCTTTGCTCATTCATAGGGTTAAGCCCTCAGTATCAGGAGATGGGAAAACAGAAAGCAGAGTTCGGTATATTTTTATGGAATCAGTGCATGGAGTCAGGTAAATGGGAAGGATACCCAAAGAAAATATGTTATGTCGAACCTCCGGCATATACTTTAACGCAATGGGAACAGAAATCAATGGAGATAGGAGTTTAATTATGAGCTATACATTTAGACCAGCAGTTAGGGTTGAAACACCTGTAATAATAGGATTGGCAGGGCCATCAAAATCAGGCAAAACCTACTCAGCCATGAGGCTTGCAATAGGGTTAGCGCAGGGCGGTAAGATTGCCATGATTAACACCGAGGGGCCGAGAGGGCATCAATATGCGAATGCCCCCTTTAAGTATGATGCCTGTGACTTAAAAGAGCCGTTTAGTATGAAAAGTTACGAGGAAGCCATTAAGGAAGCTGGCAAATTCAATCCGGCTGTTCTTATCATTGACAGTATGAGCCATGCACATGAAGGAGTCGGGGGTATGCTCGACCAACACGAATCTATACTCGACCAGAAGGCTGGCAATGATTTTGCAAAGAGGGATAAACTCACATGGTTTGCGTGGGTAAAACCAAAGAAGGATGAAGCCTCCATGATAAACACGATGCTTCAGCAGAAATTCCACATTATCTTATGCTTCAGAGCAAAGGAAAAGCTTAAAATAGTACGAGGCAAAGAGCCTGAAAATCTTGGATGGAGGCCGATAGCTTCTGACCGTATCCATTACGAAACAGCCATTACCTTAATATTGCCTCCGAGTAGCAAGGGCAAGCCCGATTTATCAGAAAAGGGGTCTGAATTGAGAGAGCCTTTTGATAGTATGGTCAAGAGCGTGCAAATCAACGAGGAGTTAGGCGAAAAGATAGCTGAGTGGTCTTCTGGTGGCATTTCTAAGCCTGCCCCGACCTCTGAGCCGGAGACAGAAGTAGGATCAACACAGAGCAATACAGACACTTTGGAAGAGAAATTGTCTGCTTGTGAGAATATTGAGGAAATCAAGTTTATATGGGGCGAGATAAACAAAGCGTTGGAAGCCAAAGTGATTACCAAGGGCATGTACGAAATCCTGACCAAAATCAAGAACACGAAAAAACATCAGTTTAAGTCGGAGGCTAAATAATGTACAACAAGATAATAATGATAGGAAACTTAACCCGTGACCCTGAGTTAAGGAACACGCCTCAAGGCACACCAGTTTGCGGATTTGGCATAGCAGTAAATAAGAAGTACAAGCAGGGCGAGGAAATGAAAGAGGAAGTTACCTTTATCAATGTAATCGTGTTCGGCAAACAGGCTGAATCATGTGGTCAATATTTGAACAAGGGTAGTCAGATTCTTGTTGAAGGTAGTTTACGTGAAAGCAGATGGGAAACCGATGACGGGAAGAAGAGAAGCAAGCATGAGATCATAGCCCAGAGTGTAAGGTTCATGTCCAAGTCGCAAGCTCAGGAAAGCACAGATAAGCCAGAAGAGACTACGGACGTGGAACCCTTCTGAAGATAAACAATTCGAGTGAATAGCATAAAAGGCGAATGTGCCTGCAACCACGTGGGGGAGATAGCCGTTTCGCACCGGCTCACTCGATTTAACTTTAACAATGTGAGGGAGAACTATGCAAGACTTTGTAATTGAAACCTTATCACCAGAAGAAATACAGAAGCATTTAAGGCAGTGGAGACATGAATACACTATAAAAATAATCCACTATAGCGTTGTCATGTCACAGCAGACCGAGTTTGAGGGTGTCAGGTTGGCTCACATCGTTGTGGAGAGAATTAAGAAACAATGAAAAAAGGAATGAAAAACGCAGAAAAGAGGCGCTTCAGGTCTACATGTTGCAAGGCGACGATCAACCTTAATAAGATGCAGGTCCCCTACTGTAACATGTGCGGGAACCTGTGCAGCGTGGTAAGAGTGAAAATCATACATATTCCATATATTGAACAGAGAAACGACGATTTAACCTTAGATAATTTGGGGAGGTGAGGGGAAATGAATGATGGAGCTGCATTGCAAATTAAACAGCAGTTCGAGGTTGTCTATTGCTGTACGTGTAAAATGGCTTTTGCTGTTCCTGAATATATAAGAAGCAATTGGCTTGATAGTGGCGATAGTTTTTATTGTCCAAATGGTCATAGTCAACATTATTCAAAAAGCAATATCCAGAAGCTTGAAAAAAAGTTAGCAAGTGAAAAGAAACGGCGTGAATGGGCCGAGAACGATGCTTCACACGCTAAATCCCAAAGGGATAGGGCTCTCCATTGCGTAAGGGCTCAGAAAGCAGCTAAGACAAAATTAAAAAAACGTATTCACGCCGGAGTCTGCCCTTGCTGTAATAGACATTTTGTGAATTTGGAGAGGCATATGAATACTAAGCATAAAGATTATATAGAAAAGGATAAGTAACATGCCTGACCTCGAAGGCCAAGCCCTATCAAACTTCAACGCCGCACAGATCGAGATTAAGCTGATATGTGTTGGCAAGCGCAAGTGCTGGAAGGAAGACCCTTATACGTGTCCGTCAGCACTTACCGAAATGGCGAGGGACTTTTGCACGCTTCACATGGATAAGCCAGAAGCGGACGGTGCTGTAAAATTTAAATGTCCCTATGGTGGAGCAACGGTTACATTGCCAACGTGCGGTAAGTGCCACAGGAAGGGCTACTGTGAGAAACTTAAAGAGTATATGGGGGCGAAGGGATGAACTGTGAATATGCAAGGGATCACTATGGAGTTCCGGCAGAAATAGGCATGAAGGTTATCGCTTACGGTAAATCGGGTATCATAGTCGAGGATAGAGGGCATTATCTCGGGATCACATTGGACACCGAAAAACCCGGAACTGTGAATAATTACCATCCAACCGACGGGATAGAATACGGTGAGCTGGGGAAAATAAGGCCTATGACACGATCACAGAGACGATACCAACGGTATTTAGAATACGGAGACTGGTTTAATAATTTCCTTGATTTTTGCCGATGGGACTCTGACCCCGAAAGAAGCTGGAACAGGGGAACTTCTTAAATGAACCGCAAGGGAGAGGGATGAGTAAATTAACCTGGAGCGAGAGGGTCAATGTCATATCAATTAATCCGGTCGCAGACAAAGAAGAAATAGCGAGGCTTGCCGGTGAACATGGTCGCATGGCTCAGGCGTTGCGGGGTTTCATTGTAGCTCGTAACGGCTTCGCAGATCCCGAAGAAGTATACGAAAGCGTTTTGCATGTTTTGGGGGATCTGGAGAAATGAGCAAACACCGTCAGGCGGCGAAGGTGGACAATAGCCAGACATCCATTGTGCGTGACCTCCGAAAAATACCGGGATTAATCGTTGAAGTCGGGCACGACGATGTTTTGATTGGCTATAAAGACCGGACATACTGGTACGACCTGAAGAACCCTGAAGACGTTTCTAAGAAGACAGGCGAGATAAGGCCGTCCAAGCTTACTGACAACGACAAGAGACGGCTGAGAGATTACACTGGCCATTTCAAGATCGTCTGGAGCATTGAACAGATATTGAAAGAGATGGGAATTGTTAACAATTAAAAGGAGGTGTGTATGCACGATCATTTACGGAAATTAATTAAAGGGTTTAACGGTCTAAAGAACGATGTGGACAGGTTTAAGTTCCTTGCTATTCATCCTGATATTTTCATGCTTCGCTTAGACAATGACAGTACGCACCTCAACCTCACCGAGTCAACATGTAAAAATTTCACAGAAGCAGAGGTTGATGATTTCATAGATAGCATGGGTAATTTTGACGGCTATCTCGGATATTCCGGCGGAGTTATATCTTTGCTGAAAGCAATAGGAATAGACGGTCAACCAGTATAACCTCAACCCTGAACTTGCGGAGGGCTAATGAAACAATCGCACAGCACGGCATAGGATTAAGACATATAGATAGTACACCAAGGATTAAGACCGGGGCCGGACGATCAGCTGGCCCCGGTTAAATAAAGAGAACAAATTAATAATAGTTAAGAGCTGAGGCTCGGAGGGGGAGATATGAAAGAGTGCGAACATGGCGTACATAGTGAACCTTGCCCAGACTGCATTAAAGAGCATGAGAGCGATAAACCAGAAGACAAGGTAAGCAGCTTTCAGGCGAGGGTTGCGACCGTGATGTTCGAGAGAAGGGTTACTTGTTTTGTATGTAAAA